AAGAGGCAGAAGAGATCTTATCTGAACAAAGAGAAGAAATCTATAAACAATTTCTTACTGCTATTAACGAAGAAGTGCAGACAATAGAATTAAGCAAGTCTGAAATTGAGGATTGGCTTGAAAGTATAACATTAGACTCTGTACGTCCAAAAGTAGACGGATTAATGAATGAAGATGGTACATTTAAAGACTTAAGTGGTACAGATGCTCAAAATGCTAGTGATGCGGAAAAGGCTGTTGACGAGGCTGCAGATGGGGACACAGAAAAAGTAGAAGACGTCATTAAAGAAGCAGAAGAAGCACAACAAGATCCATCCAAGGGCTATGTACAGTTTTTGTTCCTAGGAGATATATTGAATGCTGCCTGTACCATTATGAACCCTCACTTAAATAAAAGTGTAGGAGATTCTGTTATTATCAGCGGCCCGGTGGTAATTCATCACCCTAGAGGCATGAGGTTTCAAATTAATCTCGCTGATGTGCCAATATCCTATAGTGATTTTCAGGCTTTCTTTATGGAAGTTGTTGTCCGCAAACAAATAGCGACTTACCCTCTTAAGCAATTCTTTAAAGATATCTTAGAGAGACTAGTGAAAAAAGTTCTTCAACCTTCAGAATGTTTTGACGCCGGAAAAGAGCAGAGAACGATAAATATTGCAATGAATAATTTCGCGATCACCAAAACAATGGCGAATATGAATGGTTTAAGGGTTGATTATTCATTCCCAACAAGAAGGTTCCATATCGGAACACTTAATACAGTTATCCCACAAGATATAGACAATGAACCAATGGTAAATTGCTTACTATTTCATGCTATAAATTTTAAGGCTTCTGAATTGGTGGCAGATATAGACGAAGATAGAGATAAAGGGATATATCACTTCTATATTGGAGCGGAAGGCGGAATTGTAAAATCGATTGACTATACTAGAACTGATGTTGAAGGACTTAGAGAAGCACGTCAAGCAGATGCTAGAAACTTGGGACAAATCAGAGATGTATACAATGCTAGTGTCAAACTTACTGGTAATTCTTTGTTTTATCCGGGTATGAAGGTGTTTTTGAATCCTCCTATGGGCTTTGGACGTCCAGAGGCTGATGGCGATGGAGCCAGTCTACCCAGCGGCGTTGAGCCTGCAAGTTATGGCTCTTTGGCTAATCTATTAGGTATAGGTGGCTATTATGATATCATATCAGTTGATTCGTCAATATCTAGAGGTGGGCAATACGAAACAACTCTAAATTGCATACATGCACAGTCTGGTGGGAAGTTAGATTCAGTTGAGGCTAGATGTGAATCGACATATGGTAGTGGATTAGATCAGAACAAGCCTGAAAGAGACATATCGGTTACTGAACGGGCTGGAAATGTTATTGGAGATGCACTTAGCAGTGTATTTTCATCAGGAGATAACGAATGATTAATCACAGAAAATATAAAATCAAAGAAGGCATATTGGGTAGCCTTAATAAGCGTTTTCGCGATGAAATGGACAACAAAGAGCCTTTTAGCGAGAAAGAAATCAATGGTATAATAGAAGAAATCATTAAGAACTCTCTACCTTCGGATATTTTGGAACCTTTTAACCCAGAAGTGATCCCACAGGGAAAAAACGACAAGGGTACAAGAGAACTTTACCATAATAAGAGATATTATTTCGAACATGCGTTCCCCAAAGGATTCAAGCCCGACTCTCAAGACACAATCAGTGGAGACGCTGTAGATGATATGTCAGAATATCAAGGAGAATCAAGAAATGTTTTTCCTGAATTTCAATCAATTGACTTCATACATGAAAAGATTCTATATGGACGTATAGACACCCATAATCGCCCTATATACCCTTCTAACAAGTTTCTTAGGCTTGTGCCCGGTACAGATGATGTACTGCTCTTAGATTTCGTTTGTGAGGCTCTGACAGATATGTTGGATAAGATTGACAGAATGAAAGAGATAAAGAAATTAAAAAAGAAAAGTGCGTATTATTCATTTATAGTAAAAACTGGATGGACTGATAGTTTGGCAGATCATCATAAAACTATGGAGTCTATATTTCAAGGATTTATTAGAAAGTACGCCAAACAAGGATCTAGCAAGATCAAGAACTACAGAGACTATATAAAAGAGTTCACTTTGTTTTTAGATGTATTTTTGCCTGTATTCCCGATGACAAGAAGTAACCTTCAGTTAAGACGTGCTGCAAACCCAGCAATGAGTGGACTAGTATTTGAGATATCAACAACAAAACATGATGACGATAAAAAGAAGTATACTTCATATATCCTAGACGAACATTTTCTGCAAATACAGAAAATTGCAAATGCATATGGATTTATGGTAGATAAGAACGCTCCATGGAGATTTGTTGCAGACTTAGAATCGCCGCAAATGCAGCATAGAATGGAAGAGAAAGGATATAAAAACCTTCAAGACATGTTTGATAAGTGTTACTATCAAACTCACTTCTTTGAAATTAGCGCACTTAGAAAATATATGTTATCTTTTTATGACAGTTACGTAAGTTCATTCCCATATTATACAGAGACAAAGATATGTGGACAAGGCTCTAAGTCTAAATTGACATATAGGAAGAAAAGAACTGATACTGACTTTACAGATAGAAAGTTGATAGAGTTGTACTATTACATTAGGGCTAAAGAAGCCAAAAAAGAATGGAATCAGGAATACTTTGATTTATCCGTAGAAGAGGCTTACGAAGTATTTCAGCACTATGGATTGACAGAGTGTTTGCACCATATTCATGACAAAACATGCTTGATCATCGGTGATGGCGCAAACTATGGAGTTCGAACAAAAAAAGAAGAGAATTATAGAATATTTTCCACTCATCAAACGTATAAGAATAGCACATTTACAATAAAATTATAGGAGAAAATATGCTATTCCAAACACTCGACGATAAATCAGAGTGTGTCGGTGTGTATTCCAATGGTGAACTTCATTTCAACGATATGCCAGAAGGGCTATCTAAGACTTGGGGTTACTCAAATTTTTTATATGGAATACCTATTGAGTACGCTCAACTTTACGTCAATGGAAAAAGCCTTAGTGATGTGTGCCCATCTCATCTTTTAAAAGATTGGGAAAGGATCACAAATAGACTTAAGGCTTTTATTCGTTCAAATCACTTAGCAAAGGTTAATCTAGTTGAAAATTGTTTTTTTGACTTGACACCTGAAAGGTTTCTTAAGGAGTATTGTGATATCCGAAATCAAATATGCAATTGGATATTCGACAAATACTCACGTCCAGAAAACTACGATCATTTGTTGCAAGTGCAGCAAGTGTTATCAGATATCAAGTATCGAAAAGTTAATTTAGATACCAAAGTATTACAAGACTTTTGGGCAGAACCAAAAGCAAAACTTCTTTACAAGAAATTTACAAGCAGAGATGCATACTGTGACTATAACTTATTCGGCTCAAAAACGGGTAGACTAAGTCTTTCAGGGGATTCGCTACCTCTGATGAACATGAAGAAAGAATACAGGGCTTGTATCAAGCCTAACAATGACTTCTTTATTGAGTTAGATTATAATGCAGCAGAAGCAAGAGTCGTACTTGCTCTACTCGGATTAGATCAGCCAGATGAAGATATTCACGACTATAACGCAAAAAATCTCTATCACAGTACTAGAGACGAAGCGAAGAAAAGATTCTTTGCTTGGTTGTATAATCCTAATTCAGATGATACAGTCTCTAGTGGGCAGTATGATAGAGATTTAATATTGGGCAGATATTATATATACGGTTCAGTTGAGAATATATTCAAAAGAAAAATACAATGTGATGATTATCATGCTTTAAACTACCTTATCCAAAGTACGTGTGCAGACATGGTGCTTGATAGAATGGTGGCAATCTATGAACTCTTGAAGGGCAGAAAGAGTTACATAGCGTTCACCCTTCATGACAGCATAATTTTGGACTTTGCATCCGAAGATAAGGGACTTATAAAGCCAATCATTGAAGAATTCAGAAACACCAAATTGGGCAGATTTGTTGCTACTGTTTCAGCAGGAAAGGATTTATATAATTTAAATAAAATTAATATATAATATAATAATATTAATAAAATATATTATAATATATTAATATTAAGATAAAATGATTATAATATAATAATATTAAGTAAAATATATTATAAATAAACTAAAACAATTAGAAATAAGGAGATTAAAACTAAAATGAATATAATAGGATTAGGAAAAGCAGGGTGTAAGATAGCAGAGTTGTTTAAAGAATATCCTCAGTATAAAGTCTTTTTACTAGACTCAGAGGATAAGTATAAGAGAAAGAAGAATTGTTTTTACATACCTCCTCAGCAATCAGCAGAACTCTATGATGCAAATCCAATAGATTTAACAAAACTCATAGACTCTCTTGATGATGATGAGGAAGTATATTTTATTGTCTGCGGATCAGGAAAGGTGTCTGCTTGCTCTCTTTGGATCTTAAAAGAACTCAGAGAGAAGAAAGTTAATATTGTATATATCAAACCAGACTCATCTGTATTAGATAAGAAATCAATAATGAGAAATAGAGCACACTTTCATATTCTTCAGGAGTATTCTAGATCAGGTGTGTTTGAAAGAATATTTATATTTAATAACAACTCTATGTCTGATATAGTTGGGAAGACATCCATTTTGAATTTCTACCCCAAGATCAACAGACTAGTTGCAACATCAATACATTGGTACAACATATACATTAATTCAGATCCAGTGTTTGATACATTTAGAGACAAATACATCAGTTCTAGAATAGGAGCCATCAGTATTGTAAACATTGATAAATCTCAGGTTATAGAGTGCTTTGAAATAGAAAGTGTTAATCAAATTGAATATTTCTTTGGAGTCAATCGTATAAGAATAGAAGACGATGAAGAGTTGTTTGAAAAATTAACAAATATCTCTTCTTCAGATTCAGGAGATAAGTCAGTTTCTTTTGGAGTGTATCCAACAGATCTAGAAGAAGGCTTTTCTTTTGCTTTAAAAACATCATCAGATATTCAATCTGAATAAAGTGGCGACTTCAAACGTATATAATATGTCAACCAAACAGGAGGAAAAATGACAAATATTAAATATTATCGGGGAACATTTTCAAAATCAAATGGGGAGATTCGAACAATGTTTTTTGTTCGAGCAACAGATCTACCAACTACATTTGTTGAAGGAAATACTAAAGGTACAGGGAAAGCACGTCTTCTTAAAGAAGGATTAGAAACCGTATGGGATCTTCAGGCTAAAGGATGGCGCACATTTAATTGGCGTACCGCTAACACAGAAGAAGTAACTTCTTTTGAAGCAGATGAAAATATTCTGAATAACTTCGACAACTCAAACGTATAATACTATAGAGGGATAATAAATCAATTATCTCTACTTTAGACAAAAGTCAAAATTAACACAAAGGAGAAATATTATGGCTATAGATTTTAACAAAATGAAACAAAAACTAAGTGCATTGCAAGGAAACGGCAATGGAAACTCAACGCAAAACGCGTTTTGGAAACCACAAGACGGCGATCAAACAATTCGTATCGTTTGTCCCGAAGATGGTGATCCGTTCAAACAATTCTACTTTCATTATAATGTAGGTAAGAATCCCGGATTTTTGTGTCCTAAGAAGATGCATGGTAAAGATTGCCCCGTTTGCAACTTTGCTTGGAGCACCTATAATGACGCAAAGAAGGCAGGTGATACTGAAACTCTCAAGTTCTGTAAAACCTTGTTTGCAAAGGAACGCTTTTTCTCACCAGTAGTAGTACGAGGTGATGAAGATCAGGGTATTAAATTGTGGGGCTATGGTAAGACGGCTTATGGCGAATTGATTGGACTTGTAACTAATCCCGATTATGGTGACATTACTGATACTGATGGTGGTACTGATTTGACTATCAACTATGGTAAGCCACCCGGAGCACAGTTCCCAGTAACTAAAATCACTCCACGTCGTCGTCCAAGTACTTTGATGGATAACTCTGATGACACTGTTCGCATCATGGATTCGATGCCATCATTCGAAGAGAATTTCAATTCAAAGACTACAGAAGAAATCGAAACAATGCTTTCTGAATTTCTCAACGCCGAAGCAGGCTCATCAACTGTAGATAATTCTACTGGTACTGCAAAGTACTCAAATACAGAATCATCAGATGTAGATGCAGCATTTAAAGAGTTGCTATCATAAATTATCTCCTATAGATGATGGAGTTTGGCAGTTCTCTTAAAAAAACTGTCTTTTTTATGAATAAAACAACAAGTTTAAACGTATAGAATACAACAAAGGAAAACAAAATGGCTCGTAAAAAGAATATTAAAACTGGTGCTAGCACTGGTAAATTATCTTTCAAGGATAAATTGAAGATGATTAACAAATTGGCAGGTGGTGATGTAGCACACGACTTGACACAAGAAAACCCAACAGATGTATATGATTGGATCTCAACAGGATCTACTTGGCTAGACTCTATTGTTTGTAGGGGAAAGAAAGCAGGAATTCCAATTGGTAGAATTTCTGAATTAGCAGGACTAAGTGGCACTGGAAAGTCTTATATGGCTGCTCAGATATCTGGTAATGCTCAAAAGAAAGGCTACAACGTTTATTATTTCGACTCAGAGTCGGCTATTAGTTCTGATTTTTTGGAAGAATGTGGGTGTCTGCTAGACACAGAAAGTGAAGAGAATTACGGAGACTTCGTATACATTCAGGCTCAGAACGTTGAGTTCGTTTTAGAAACAATTGAAACGATCTTAAACTCAGGAGAAGAAAACAATCTATTTGTATGGGATAGTTTGGCTCTTACTCCTGCAATCGCAGACTTAGAAGGCGATTTTAATCCACAGAGTACCATGGCAGTTAAGCCACGTATTCTGTCTAAGGGATTGGCTAAATTACTTCAGCCGATTTCGAACTCCAACTCCGCTTTGTTGGTACTAAACCAACTAAAAGACAACATCACTCGTAGCCCTTCAGAAGCAATGACTACTCCTTACTTTACTCCCGGTGGAAAAGCATTAATATATTCATATTCCCTCCGAATTTGGTTAACAGGGAGAAAGGCAAAGGCATCCTTTGTAACTGATGATAAAGGATATAGAATTGGTTCCGAAGTTAAGTGTAAGTTAGAAAAATCTCGCTTTGGAACACACGGAAGAATGTGTAACTTCAAGATTCTATGGGGTGATGAAGTGGGTATACAAGATGAAGAATCTTGGTTTGATGCAATTGCGTCATCAGAATGTATCAACAATAGCGGTGCTTGGTTTACTTTGAAAAAAGATGGATATGAAAAGAAGTTCCAGAAGTCAAAGTTTGCAGACATAGTTCGAGAGGATGAAGAATTTAAAAAGATTGTATTGGAAATCATCGATGAAGAGGTGATTATGAAATTTGATAAAAGATTGGGCGAGGCATCCCAGTACTACGAAGATAACGAAACGTAGAACGTAGTACAAAATGACTCCTTTGTTTGTTTATGTTGTGGCTCCCTATCATTAATTTGGTAGGGAGTTTTTTTTTGAATAAATCTTAAGACATAAACGTATAATATACACGGAGGGAATATTAATATGGAACATTTAACAAATTGTCATGGTGAGTGGAATACACTGATTGCTATGATATATTCATTACCTTTCATAGGTATGTGGATAAAACTTAAACTTAACAAAGGTGGGGAAAAATGAGAAAAATTTTAATTATTGATGCGCTTAACATGTTTTTTAGGTGTTATGCGAGGGATCCAAGTATTAGCATACAAGGTAATCCTGCAGGTGGCTGTATAGGCTTTCTGAAGTCTTTACAGAAGTCCATTAGGCTAACTAGCCCTGATGATGTTGTTATCGTCTGGGACGGTAGCGGTGGCTCTAGAAAGAGACGTCAAATCAACGCTAACTACAAAGCAGGAAGAAAGGTGGTTCGACTACCGAAGGATATGGGATATGACTTCTCTCTACAGGAGGAGAAAAACAATAAGGTGTGGCAACAATCTAGATTACTGGAATATCTAGATCACCTCCCAATTTGTCAATTTATGTTTGAAGACATTGAGGCTGATGATATCATCTCAGCAATTGTTCAGGCTAAAGGTATTGCTGAAGATCAAAAGATTATCATGTCTAATGATAAGGATTTTATGCAGTTGTGTGATGATACAACTATCTTAATGCGTCCTGCTAAAAAGCCATGGGAAATATTGAACACAAAAAGAATTTTAGAAGATCTAAAGATCCATCCTAAGAATATGGCATTGGCTAGAGCACTCGTCGGCGATGCGTCTGATAACCTTCCCGGAGTTCCGGGCATAGGATTTGGAAGAGTGGTAAAATTCTTTCCTTTCTTATCTGAAGACGAAGAATATAGTGCTCAAGATCTATTTAAGGCTACCAACGATCTCTTAAAAGAAAAGAAGAGCAAGTACCTAGAAGCAGTTCTGGAGCACAAAGATGTAATTCATGAAAACTACAAAATCATGCAATTATATCAACCTTCTGTATCTTATCAGAGACGTCAAATGGTTGAGAATTGTCTAACTGACAGAGATAAGCACTTTAATCTTACAGGATTTAAATTGATGCTATCAGAAGATGGTTTTATGTCTCTTAAGTGGGAAGTACTAGAACAGACAATGAGAAGAATAATTTCTGAATAAACAACATAACTTAAACGTATATAACAAACAAAAGGAGGGTTAATGAATATGAAAAAAATGCCAGAAGATTTTTCCAGATTTGGGAAACATTTTCAAGAATCAATGGTACAATTAATGCTAGAGGATAGAAACTATTGCGATCAGATTACCGAAGTTCTAGATATTAATTTCTTTGAACTATCGTATCTACAGACATTTGTTTCTAAGATACTGATGTATCGAGAGAGATATAAAGTTCATCCAACATACAAGACGATGATCACAATACTCAGAACAGAACTAGATTC